CGTAAGAGAGCCACCAAACTCCTTCTTATCCACCAGCGCCCAGCCATTCCATTGCGGGTTCTTGTTCCTAGCAATACCAGCGTAGGTCATACCGCCCGTGTCGCCGGGTACTTCGTGGAGGACGTAGCCGCCCTCGTCTCTAATCATTTGCTCAAAGGCTGGTTCAAACTGCGCCATTACTTGTCCTTCGGTTTAGTGTCGTCATTTTGCATGAGTTTGATACCAGACAGGAACCCAATCATGCCGCCGATAAGAGTAGAAAAAGCGGGTGAAATCATTTTGAAAATCTCGGCGTTGTCCACTTCCTTGGCCCACAGACCCAACATAAAGGCGATTACCATGGCCAATACGGAGATACATAGGGTTGTGCTTACCATCAGAGTGACGTACAGCGTCAGTTTTTCCTTCGTGTCTGGCACGTGTTGTGGTGGTTTCTTGGTCATACGTATCTGTCAAAATGTCGTGTACTGTTAAATATTTCCAACTCAATTGTGCGTTGCCGCGACCGTTTGTTGTACAACTCAATCTCAAGTGCGTCAACTGCTTTTTCTATCTTGGCGGCTTCCAATGCCAGCTTGTATTCATACTCAAGTCGCTCGGCTCTTTTCTCTTGGGCTATTGCTCGTACATCGTAGGGACTGGGATGCACAAACGGAAACCATTTGTGAAGCTGAATCATTTCTTTTCACGTTTAATCGCTTCTTCATAGCCACGCAAAATTAAAGATCGGGCTTCTGCCGAATCTGCTGTACCCGCCCACATGGGCAGGTTGTTCCAAATCACTACATAGTCTTCTGACTTGCAATACTGTGCATTGTTCTTTAGCCATGCAACCATTTGCTGATGGCGCTCGGACGGGTTGTGAATTGTGTAGCCAATTCCATAAAACTCGCGCACATGACAGCCACTCTTGGCTACGGCTCCAACTAGCCCCAACAGCAGTAACAGGATGAGCCAACGCATCCATCACACCAAAGTCCATGCAATTATGTACGTGCCATAGATGACGAAGGCCACTATACAGGCCGCCGCAATGAACGCTTCAGCCCAGTCCCACATGGTTATAACGCCTGTATTTGGGCTTGGATTGCCTGCAACTGGGCAAGCAATTCTTCTTTGGTTGGTTCTGGCGTTGCCTCTACAACAGGTGCAACGTAAGGTGCTGGCGGAAAGTCCCCGTCCACTACATCGCTAATCTCGCCTTGACCAATGACGGTAAAGGGCAGGTCTGACGGGCCATCAACACGGTAGCGATCCTCAAGAACTTCAACTGATTCGTAAGGGCCAAATTTGCCAGAGGCGGTAATAATTTTTTTCATGATAAGGTTTGCTTTCTTATTAGAATCGCTGATGAAGTTCCACCCTGAGCATCAGGAGTACCCCAAGTAATTGCTTGAGAAATCGGGTCATTCCAAAAAGCATATGCACTAATAGTTTGTTGAATTTTGCCAGGGTATACACCATCTATTGAAACTAAAAATGGCGAGTTAGTTGATGCAATACAGGTTTTGCCAGATGATGTTCTCATGCTAATACTATTACCACCAGCACTTTGCGGTAGGCCTGATAGTGGCGACCTATACCTAGAGTTATTAATTGCCATGGGAAATGAACTTGAAACAATATTCTGCAATATTTTTTCAGTAACTGCTGCGCCTGATGACGATCCAATGAGGGCGTATATTGAATTATTTGCCGTTTGACTTGCAAATAACATTTTTTCTGATGACAGATAACCAACAAAACCCCCATTAAACGGGACTGTGATTGGCGTACCAACTGTTATTGTACCTGCTGTATCTGTTGCAATGCTAATTTGGTCAGTTTGACCTGTTCCGCCTAAAATATATGCTCGATTACCAAACACTTGCATTTGAGGCGCATATGACAAAATATTTAAAGAGGTGCCGGCTAATGAAATTGATGCAGTTGTTCCAGCAATAGATACAAGTCCAGACCTTCCAGATGTATTCCTAAATAAAACCAAGTATCTGCCAGTATTTAAGACCCCAGTTACGAACTGATTATTATTTACTGTTGTGGTTGCTTCTGTGCCTCCAGTTAATGTAGTACCGCTAACAGAAATTGGGTAAGCGTAAAGTGTTGATGCAGTTGCACTAAAACTTAAAAGTATTGAACTACTGTGTGCATACGAATGATTGTAAGTGGCACTATTACCATTCGGGTATGATAATTCAGAACCCACAGATGGTGTTGAACCGCTTACTGTGATTGCTAAAAACCTTGGTGATGATGGTGAGTCCCATGTGAAATTTAGAACATAGCTTGAACCAACAGTTACTAATCTAGTGTTAGATGGAATCAGTTGACTATTTGCAGATAGTGTAGTTGCTAATGCCGTTCCAACAGTAATTGTGCTACCACTGATAGTTAAAACAACAGATTCTAAGGCTGTGGTGCTGTCTGTTAATGAGCAAACCAATACTTGTGTTGTTGATATTTTTGCCAATGCAATATTTTTTTCACTGGGTAAACTTGCTGTTCTAACAAGAACAGGTGTTCCAAAAGTATCAGTGCTTGCGTTGTAAACGACAGCATGAGCAGAAGCGTCTGAATGTAATACCATCAATCTATTTGTACCATCCAAATCAACAGCTTGCATTTTTATTTGTTGATTTATAGTGGATAGTTGTGTTGATGTAGTTAGAGGATAATCAACAAAAGATAAGTCAGTACCAAATGGGCCTGTGCTTACTGTTCCCCAAGTAGGCGCACTAGAACCATTAGATGTTAAAAACTGACCAGATGACCCCGCACTTGTGTATGCTTGCGCTGTGCCTGTGCCGTAGTTAATACCGCCAGCCGTGGGTGTTGCAGTTGAATTTGTTCCGCCAGAACCAATAGGCAGAGGATTAGTCAGCGTGGTGACCAAGCTAGTACTAATAGATAGCGCAGTTGAGCCGTTGGATTGCAATGCCAAAACACCGCTGGTGTCGGCAGTCGTTTTGACCCCAGAGGAGCCGGATACTACGCCGTTGTCGGCATTGATTGTGCTTGGCATATTAGTTCCTTAATCTTTACCTTCTGCAAACACATTGCAGAAAACAGTTCCATCTTCTAGCGCCTCGATCTCGTGCCACTCATTGGCTACCAATGTTACAGGCTGAGATTCTTTTGTCATTTCAACATAAACATTCTCTTTGCGCACAGCGCATCGACCAGCATGGCACACCATTGCATGAGCGTAGTCATGATCGTGCCTTGGCAATCCTTGGCCTTTGTTGGCGTGGAAAACCTTAAGCATGGCCCCATCAAAAGTGAAGCTGTGCGCAAAGTTAATTTGTTCTACAGTCATAGAACTTGTGTGCCTGTAGACAATGGTTGTATAGTTTCATCTACTGGCTCTGGCGGTTTAACAAACTGATTTCCATCCCAAGTGTCGCCAATATTGCCGTCATGTTGAGGGGCTAACTCCATACCATCAGGAGGACTCCAAACTGCGCCATCCTCAAGTTCAATAACATTTACAACAACTTTGGTTGCGCTGTCCAATAAACATTTATGTGCCATGATTTCTCCTTATGCTGGGAATACTGTGATAATGACTCTGCCATTGCCGCCAGCACCTGAGTTGTACCCAGTTTCAGATCCGCCACCGCCGCCGCTAGGAGTTGATCCAGCAGTCCCAGCGCTACTGTTGCCGCCCGCACCCCCACTGCCGCCTCTTAAACTTGTGCCGCCACTACTACCTGTACGACCTCCGCCAGCACCGCCATAAACTGCCCATCCAGCCGTAAAGTAACGACTGGTACAGCCGTCATCATAGCCACCACCACCGCCGCCACCACCCCAATTAGTGGTTGCATCTAATTGGTATTTAATGTTGCTACTAAAACTAGTGCCTACATAATAAGCAGTGGCCATACCTATAGCGTTTGAAGTGTATCCACCACCACCCAATCGTCCGTTAAATCCTCCACTTTGTGCCCCATTTGTGCCTGCAGCAAATGGGCCAGCACCGCCTCCGCCAACGCCATAAGGTTGACCAGAACCCTGTCCACCACCTCCACCATATGCGGTTATAAGCGAACCAACTGTTGTATTCCCTCCAACATTCCCTACACCAGTTGTTGTTTTGGCCGCTCCACCAGATCCAATAGTTACTGTTTCAGTTGATGCCATTTCTGATAGCAGTAGCCATAATTCGCTGTATGCACCACCACCACCACCACCAGAAAAAGCTGATTGGCCACCAGAACCACCACCGCCCCATGCTTGGATTAGCACGCGAGAGCCAGCAGCTAAAGATGGTTTAGTCCATGTGCCAGAGGATGTGAAGGTTTGGAGGTTAATACCAGCGGCAGTAGGTGCTGTGCTTGCCCATGCTGATCCGGTGGATGTAAGTACGTTGCCAGCAGTTCCGGGGGCAGTTAAACCCGTGCCACCACCTGCTGCGCCTAATGTGCCAAACGCAGGGGCACTTGATCCCGCAGAAACCAAAGCCTGACCAGAAGTCCCAGCCGCTGTGTTTGCATACGTTGTCCCGTCGCCGTACGTTATGCCGCCAGCCGTGGGTGTGTTGTTACCTGTAATGACTACTGCCATGATTTACCCCTTTGGATATTTGTCTTTTACTGCTTGGATGGTCGCAGCCATGTCAGCCGGGAATACCCCTGCTTTAAACAGTGCATCAAGCTGATCGCCGATGGCTGGGTACTCTGCTTTACGTTTGTCTCGATATGCAACTCGTAGCGACGCTTGATACTCTTGCGCGGCTTGTGCTTCTTGTACATCCCATGCGGCTTCTTCTTCAGCAGTAAACGGCACTGGGCCGTTAGAGGTCATACGGTGTCTTGCCATGATGAATCCTTAATTTGAAATACCGTACAAACGGAATTTACCTGTGACAATAGTTCCAGATTGAATATAAAAACTAACCCCAGTCATTGCGCCTGTGCCAATATATCCAGCGGTGGTAAAAAAGTTATACGACCTAAAGCCGCCAGTTGCAGAAGCCGTGGTGCCTGAGCCATACATATATTTGTTTACTGAGGTGCTAGACGGATTTGGTATGTAGAAAACAGCGTTAATAGTTCTAGGAGCACCAACTTGGGCAATGATTCCAGACGCCGCAAGGTACATGCGTGAATCACCGGGACTTGAAGTTGTAAAACCGCTAGTTACAAACCCGCCAGTGTCCATAAAACCATAATTGTACGAATATAAACTCGTTTGCAGTGATCCCCCAATGTACATCTGCGCCCAAAACGCCGCTGAGGATGTTGCACTAACAGTCATGTTTGTAATGACCACCATGTACATGTCGTATGTAGATGTAAATCCACTGGTAATGTCCACAGTAGAGCTACTGCTTGCAGTGGTTGTAGAAATTAACGTCATTGCGCCAGAGCTTGGCGTAGACCAAGTAGGCGCAGAAGCACCAGCCGAAGTCAGTACTTGACCAGAAGAACCCGCCGCTGTATACGCAAGCGCAGTCCCTGTGCCGTACGGAACAGTTCCCGCAGTTGGTGTCGCCGTAGAGTTCGTGCCTCCATTGGCAATAGGCAAAGTGCCTGTCACGCCAGAAGCCAAATTAACTGCCGAAGGGGTTGCCCAAGCTGGAGCCACAGTAGAACCGCCTGACACCAAAACTTGCCCTGACGTGCCAAAAGAAGGCGATGAGCCTACACCAATAGCACCAAGGGTATTTAAAGTGACGGACGGGGTTGTGCCATTAACTTGAAACTGTAACGTGCCGTCGGTATTTCCCGTGCTAGTAAGCGCGGTCGTTGACGTTGTTCCTGCTGCAATGATACTCATATAACTACCCACCTTTGTCCGGATGATACTGTAACGGTGTAGGTATCCGCAATCGTGATCGGCCCTACGGAGAATGCGTTTGAGCCAGCCGGTAAGACATAGCTCTCACTGACTGTCGTTGTGTTAACCACAAGCGCACCGCTGGCTTTGGATGGTGTTGAGGGGTTCTCCCATGTAGGAGCCGCTGCGCCATTAGAAGTTAGCACTTTACCAGCAGTACCTGCCGCTGTATATGCGTGGGCTGTACCAGTTCCGTAGCCAACACCGCCAAGGGTAGGGGTGGCCGTGGAGTTTGTACCGCCAGAGGCAATAGCCAAAGGTGTTGTAGTTAACGACAAAGACCCGGCAGACAGGTTGGTTGCTGTTAACGTAGTGCCATTCCAAACCAGACCAGCAGAACCGCCAAAGTTACCACCACTATTAAACTGTACTTGGGTGTTGGAGCCGCCAGCCTGTCCACCGCCAACCTTCTCAAAGTCAGAGCCATTCCAAGCAACAATCGCTTGGTCGCCCGCCAGAATGGTCACGCCCGCTGTCGGGGTTGCTGGGCCACCACGAATCACAATAGACTGTGTACCGCCTGTGTTGTTGAACACCACATACACTTTACTGTGCTTGGGGGCGTCAATGTTTCTAGTTACTGTGCCAGAGGCTGTCCAATTGATGACTGCCGCCCGCGCTTGGTTAGCCGCGCCGTCTGTCGTAGTCAGTGTTACATCTGCGTCAGTGCTTAGTGTGGTCGTACCCGCTACTGCCGAGTCCAGCAAAGATGTGATTGAGTCATTAACTGTATAGCCCCATAGACCGGCCAAATCACCCGTTGTGGGTAACGCCAGTCCAAGGTTGCTTGTGTAATCTACGACAGCCATATTTATTCCTTAAACAACCAGCCAACGCTGACCGCTGCCAACCGTAACAGTTACGCCTGAATTGATTGTGACAGGCCCAACACTGAACCCATTTTTAGCAGTTGTCAGCGTGTAATTAGATGAGATTGTCTGGTCATTTTCTAGAATTGGCGTAGATTGCGCCACAGTACCCCAAGCAAAGGCAGAGCCGTTCCAGTACAAGTACGTGCTGGATGTTGTGGGAGCCACAGCAAAGTTTGTTGTGCCAGCGGATGTGTTGTACACAAGGCGATTAGCCGCGCCGCCCGCTACATTTGTAGCAGTTGTTGCAGTGGTTGCGTTACCTGCTAAAGCCGCTGTGATTGTTCCAGCCGCAAAATCTCCAGATGAATCACGCGCTACCACCTTGGAAGCAGTGTTAGCCGAAGTCGCGTCAACGGTTGCTGTTACAGCAGCAGAGCCGTTAAAACTTGTGCCTGTCAGGTATGTACCTAACGTCAGCGCATTCGCCACAGACCCAGCCGATCCAGAGATGTTGCCCGTTACAGCAGAGCCGTTGATTGCAATGTTGGTATTGGTTACAGAAGTAACTTGACCTTGTGCATTAGTAACAAACACGGGGACAGCCGAGGCAGAGCCGTATGTACCCGCAGTACCAATGTTGGCAATATTAAATGTGTACGTTGGAGACTCGCTCAGACCTGTGCCAGCCGTGTAGGTGATCGGGGCAGAGAACTGCTGGAAAACAATCGGTGTTGTGCCAATTGTTATAGGGGGAGCGGTCTGCTGAACCCAAGCGGTATTAAGATTGGCTACGCCGCTAGTCACCAAGAAGAAGTCGCCCTCGTCAATCTGGTCAACTCCTGTTCCCACAGAATCAAAATCTGTGGCACGAGTCAGGATATATGGCGTTCCAGCGGAGCCAACTTGTGTAACAACGTACACGCCGTTATTTGCGCCAGCTACTTCATTTTTTATTAGTACCCGCTCTGCAGTAACAGTAAGTGTTGAGTCTATGGATAAAGCGCCGTTAGCGTTTGCTGTAAGCGTTGCCCCTACCCCGGATGTCCCGTTGTTGTACGTATTAGCTGGTAGTGCTGTAGTAGTCGCCAAAGCAACAGCTTCATGGAAGTGAATACCGGATGCAATAGCGTCGGCGTACTGCTTGTTAACAATGTCTGTGTTGTTAGTTGGGGCAGTGGAAATCGTACCGGATGTAAGATTTGCAGTTGTAATATTGGCCGTGGTAGCGTTGATTGTGTTGAATTCGTACTGCACCAAAACGTTGCCTGCGCTGTCAAGCCAAACCGCCCGTTCAGATGGGTATGTTACAAACACGTCTTTGGGATTGGCCGCAAAACTTACAAGCGACCCAGCATTACTTGAGGACAAAACAGTCGTACGAGAAAGCGTCGTGCCGGAAGAGGTGTAAGTACCAATGCCCACTTCCCATGCGCCCGTAGCGTTATCTACGATGGCGTAATAAGTACTATTGCCGTTACCTACGGCGGCAAAAGATTGGAAGCCTGTAACCGCACCAGCAAGCGTCAGTGTGCCTGTCCCTGCCGTTGTGGACGTTTCTTTGACCCGATCTTTTAATACTAACGCCATTTTTTATCCTTACGATGGGATGTTCGTCCAACCGGGGGTTTGTTCATCATCTATGACTGTCCAGCCACTGCCTTGAACATTGTTGATATTTTGCCAGTTTGCGCTCTGCGTGTCATCAATTACCGCCCAAATAAGCGCATTACCAATGTTGACGTAAAGCTGAATGCCTGTAACCCGCGCATTGATTTCTCTAACAGGTATTAAAGCGTCAGACCCAACCACACTTTCGGCAACAGTAGCGCCAAAGATAGTTCTAACCAAATACTCATCTGTAGCTGTAGCGCCCTCTGCAAGTGCTGCATTAACAAACCTTGCCGTCGTGAATTGGTCAAACACCAACCCCATCTCTTCAATGGCTGCGGCAAAGTCTGCACGAGAAATAAACGAGTCAGCGCCAGTAGCAGCCTCGGCAATAGCGCCAATAAGTGTAGCTACAGCACTGTTTGTATCTGAAGCCGTAGCGGATTCCGCACGGGCTACGTTAAAGATATTGTTGAGGGTGTTGACCGCATCAGTGCCCGTAGCTATCTCACTCTGAGATGCAAACATATTGGCAATCACGGACTGCGTAGCTAATGCCGCAGCAAGCTCAGCTTCAGTACTTGCGAATGTAGTTAAGACAGACTGAATGTTATTTGCTACTGCGGATTCAGAAATGTCAACACCAAACGTAGCCCCGCCTAACGAGGCGAAAGGAGACTGCGCAAATGTTACATCTCCGAACACCGCTCTACCTATCAGGCAGCGTCGAGGGAGAACTGATACGTTACGTTCAGTGTGTCACCGCTGGCTACAGACTTATCACCGCCCGTGAAGTCACCGGCAGAGAACAAAACACCTGAGTTGTCGGTAGTAGAAGCCAAGAATGCACCAGCAATCGTAGCCGTACCTGTAATGCTGAAAGCAGAAGGCGAAGCTGAGTTGCTAATTACTGAAGGGTCTGCGGTAGTGGCTGTACCAAAAGTCACAGTCTTACGGCTACCTGTGTAGTCAGTGTTCTCTGTCCAGCCAGCGTGAGATGCTAAGGTGTCAGCAGCAGCAAAAGTTGTACCGGAGCCGGGGCCAGTTACTAAACCTAAGTACCAGACCGCTGTGTAACCAGAACCTTTAAAGTACTTGCTGTTCATATCTTGCAAGCCTTCGTTCACAACCAAGTTGTGGAACGTATCAGCCCACTTTTCAACCCCATCTGGGCCTACGCAAGTAACGGTGTAAACACCGCCCGCAGAAGCTGAATCACCGCTTTTGGGGAATGTCAGTAACCCAGCGGACACAACGTCTTGGGCTTTGCTTTTTTCTGTACTCATGATACGTCCTTAAGAGATTCGCACAACAGCATTGTTTGCGTCGGGCGTTGGGAAAATGATTGTGAATGTGTCATTGCTGACCGTTTTGTCCGAACCAAAATCAAGCACGGCAACAGATGGATTGCCAGAAGCGGTGTCGTTATAAATCAAAGCGCCACGACAAGTAAATGTAGCATTTGGCCAAGAACTATTGTTAAATGATACAAACGCCGTAGGAACATTGCTGGAATTATTACCAGACGTTGGAGACGTAGAAATAACTAATGTATTACCACCAGCCGTATATCCTGTTCCACTGCTTGATACCTCACCAACAGAAGTATAGGCAGTAGTAGTTGGTCCAATATTTGCCGCTGCGGTGTAAAGTGCAATCTTAAATGTGTTTGGTGACGTTGGGCCAAAGTTATGAATTGCCTGGAGCAGTTCAACTTTAAAGCTTGTGGTTGCGGTTTGTTGCACTGCCATATCAAGTTACCTTTTGTCTGTATTGACCAGAACGATAAGCGTCTTGACGCTCCATACCATCACCCAGACGTTTAGCCAAACCAAGCGCTTCTTGGTATTTAGTATTGTAGAACGCCATGATGTCAGCTTCACCTTTCATGTAGGTGTAAGCCTCAACCAAAGAACCATACAAAAGTACCGAATCAAAATTATCACCAAGCCATGAGGTACCGTTAGCGTTAGACACCGCTGAAACAGGAACAGAAAAACTTGTACCTGTACCGCCAATATTTGCCGCTGCGGCAGATAGAGTGTTACCAACAACGTAAAAAATACCGCCATTTGTAATGGTGACTGCTGTAACCGCGCCGCCAGCTACAGTGATTGTTGCCAACGCACCACTACCAGAACCACCGGTCAAAGGCACATTGAAGTACGTACCAGTGGTATAGCCACTTCCACCTGTAATAGCGCCAACAGAAGTAACTATGCCCTGAACAATAGAAGACGGATAGTAGTAATAATGAAGTTCTACAGGATAAACCGCATCTGGCGTTGGACCAAGGATAAATGACAGCTCATTATCATCATTAGTCTGCGCGCCAAACAAAGCATAGTACTTAGGTATTCCAGTATCGTTTGCTTGAGGATACGCTTGACGAATATAGTTAACATCTTTGTTAAGTAAGTATTCATACGTACCTGTAGCCAACGTGCCGTCTACAACCGCCATGGAATATGAGGCTAAAAAGTCAGACGGACAGGCTAAATATTTATTATTAGCCGTAGTTGCGCCCGTTACGTTCTTGCGAAGTGACGGGAACTGTACCGTGTTATAGATACGCTGCTCAGCTTGCTGAACGAACACGGGTATCTCAGCGATAAAACTCGCTTCAGTATTTTCCGTATACGCTTGAATAGCGTTGCTGAGTTCAGTGTAATTCATGCCATCGGGCCCCTAGACATTGTGCCTTTAGTAGCACAGCCTGTGCCGCGCATCTTGATACCGGATGTCTTTGTAGGCTTACCTTCAGGGTTGCGGTAGATATTACCAACAGCCATATCAACTGTGTTTGCGCTACTGCGATTTTGGCCAGAGCCAGGATTGGTAGAAACAGTTGTTGCTTTACCAGTCATAGTGTGAGGTGGCGCATAAACAGCGCCATCACCAACTTCTTTACCCATCATTTTTTTGCTGTATGTAGCCATGATTAGCCTCGCTTTTGATTAGCAATTTTAGCCAAACCACGACCCATTTTTTTCATGTCGGCGTTTGTTTTTCCAACAGTGTGCTTTTTAGGGCCGTTTTCAATCCCTACTGTAGGGCCACTGTCCCCATAATTTTTGCCAACAGTTTTACCCTGTTTAGCAATTCCGTCTGCTGATCGTGTGTATGCCATTTTAAGCTCCTATTTGTATCGTTACTGTACCAACTTGTGTGTATAAAACCAAGTAGTTTGGTGTTAAAACTGAATCAAAACTTCTCGCCCCGCCAACAGGGTTCCATCCCCACTGAAAAACTCGGCTACCAGATTCAGGATAACCAAATTCATCTACGTCTGTCCCGTTACTATTTACAAGCTGCAAACCATTTTGACCAGACACCAAATAGCTTACATCAGGACGAGGCTCTCGAACAGCCTGCGGATCATTAACTGGGTACATACCCAATTGCAACTGCGGATGATCTGGATCCCAACATTCATGACAAACTTTAATTCTAAATGGCTTAGTCTTTACTGTTTGGGTGCGCAACTCTTTCAGCATATATCGCCCAGAGCAGCGATCACACTCTGCAATGGCATGCTTACCGGATGCAAACCGATTAGGCATAGAATAAATTCCTTGGCACAAATCTCAATGGTGCTGTCTCGCGGTCTTCTGCCTGCGCCAAGTCCCATTGCTGCTCATAATCGGCCTTTAGAGCCATTATTCTTTGCGGGTCTACGTCAGGTAGCTTCATGCTCAATTGAACGGCTAGACCGGCCACCATGCACGGAATAAAGCGGAAAGGAATATCTTGGACAGATGTACCTGTGCCGGCATCTTGAATACGGCGCATTCTGTAATACACAAGCGTGTACTGATCACCAGGCGCATTTGGTGTTGGCCAAATATTGATGGCTGGTATGTTTTGAATTGTCAGTGCTGCGCCCGACGTATGGCTGGCGGCAGTTGTGTTGTTCTGTCCACGAGCGCAATTAACTAACTGATTACCAACAATGTTGGGGTAGCTAATTGTTTCGTTGTCAATCTTAATGAATCCAGCCGTAGCCAAATTGGCAACTGAAGACACTGTAATAGATGTGGCCGTGCTGGTAATAGTGCTGCTCAACGTCACTGTGGACAAGTTTTCCTGTCCAGATTGGCGGTTAAACCACATCTGAATTGGGCGACCCTGAGCCAGCTTGTTAGGCAAGCTCATGTAAGTAGATTCAGAAATACCGCTAATGTTGATGTCAATCTGATTAGATGTACCATTGCTTTGACGAACAACAGTATCTAGCAAGTTGATCGTATCAACGGGCATGGGGTATATGGCCTGCCCTGTAACCAAAGGAATCTGTCCTTGCTCAACAGTCCAGAAATTTATACCGCGATTTGCCCACTCAATCGTTAAAAGATTTAACGAACGGCGAGCTGTACGAAAGTTATAGCCAGTACGAAGTTCTTGACCGCAACGCTCAAACGCCTCTTCAATGAGGTCGTTCATATCCAAATTAAAAGCAGTGGTTCCGGTAGTCGTGGCCATTATCTATATCCTGCTGTTTTCTTTGCAATTGCTTTTGGCTGGGCTACAAACTGTTTGCCAGCCGCTTTACCAGCACGCTTAGCTTTGGTTGTGGCCGCATATTCTTTGGAGGATAAAGATTTAATAGCTGCCTCAGGCAAATATCTCTCACCCGTCTTACTTGACGGCTTACCAGACTTAGTGCGCCATTTCTGGTCGCCCCAATCTTTAAGAGATTTTTGAGGAGCTTTCAATCTCGGTAACCCCCGCCAGCCGCTTTGTACCTCTTAGCAACAAGCTGAGCTTTACGTGCTGACCATTGACCTG